GTTGAGTCAGTTTCTGAACCAGTTGTAGAGCCAGTAGTTGAGTCACTTCCTGAGCCAGTAGTTGAGTCAGTTCCTGAATCAGTCGTTGAGTCAGTAGTTGAACCAGTAGTTGAACCAGTTGTAGAGTCAGTCGTTGAGTCACTTCCTGAGCCAGTTCCTGAGTCAGTAGTTGAGTCAGTTTCTGAGCCTATTGTAGAATCAGTAGTTGAGTCACTTCCTGAGTCAGTTTCTGAGCCAGTCGTTGAGTCAGTTGTAGAATCAGTCGTTGAGTCAGTAGTTGAGTCAGTCCCTGAACTAGTTGTAAAATCAGTTCCTGAACCAGTAGTTGAGTCAGTTACTGAACCTGTTGTAGAGTCAGTGACAGAATCACTTATTGAGATAGTAAATAAATTAGTTGACAATAATTTAGATGTAAATGAAAATATAGAATATAATACGAACGAGGTACAGTCAAATGAACCAGTAGCAACAATCATTAAAACAAGATTAAAGGATTTGATCAAATCAAAAATTATAAAAACGAAATCAATTGATAAAGTAATGGATAAAGTAATGTCCCAAATAGACGACATGATTAATAAAATCGTAGAAGAGGAATAGTATCTTATGAATTCATGTGTTTAATAAATTTATCTATCAGAATTCTGTCTTTGGAGGCCTGTTCATTCGCATCCTTTCTTAATTTTTCTACGTTTTCTTTGTATGCAGACATGAAATCAGGGTTATAATTTATTACATAACGTGGTTTTCCACCCATATTTACACACAAATGGTATTTCAACGGATATAAATAATTAGGTGAATATACCTTGTTGTACCAGTCATCGCATCCCCAATTAATTATATTTTCAGGAAAAAAATGACCAAAAATCTCCATATGTAATCTAGATACAAACGCTTGTGTTAGTATATAATTATTATTGTTAATAGGTCCAGTCAATCCAATATTATTATTTTCCGACAATTTTTGAATACATGCATTTACCCACCCCGAAGTTTTAAACTCAATATCGTCACCACATTGGTAAAAGTAATCACACCCATCAACATATGCTTTTCTAAATAACCGATTCCACATTTTAGTCAAATAACCCTTTTGTTCATTCAATACAATAAATTTAAATTCAATATTCTTAAATACCTTAGTAAGTTTCAATATTTTGTTTTGTTCTTTTTTATTATTGAAAATAGGATCGTCTTCGTCAACACCTAAATAAAATACACTATGATGTTCTTCGTCACGATGTATTAAAAAAGTTTTTATTGTAAGATTGTACAGGTAAGTTTCTGTCATATGTTCCCAATTACGATCATGTGATGTACAAGGAATCAAAAATCCAATCTTCATTAATTAAAAATGAAAAAGACTTTAAGCACTTTTTAATACATAGTACGGAAATTCATCTATTAGTTTATAATCTGACATTGCCCTTAGTTGATTTTCTTTCACACGTTTGATTCGTTGTTGTGTGTTTAAATATACATCATACTCACCATCATATACTTTCTTAACGTCAGCTTGTTCTTTCATACCACTTTTATATATAAAGAATACTTTTTGGTTTTTTTTAAATTTAGGAGCACCGTACTTTGCCCAATTATCTGATACACTGGGTATATGTAATTCAAGTCTATCATTATCACCTACACGAGTCACCGTTGCCTTTTCTTTTCGACCATCCGGATGTGTATACATAAATGTATTACCCACCTCATATTTCTTTTTTGATTTAGACTTTAACTTGGTGAAGGTTTTATTTGGAGTAGATCTTGAAGAGGCTTTTGGACTATTCTCATTACCTTCTTCAATCGTAAATAATTTTGCAGTTTTGGCTTTTTCCGGATTCGCGCTAGTAAATGATTTTTTTGGTTCATTTTCAAAATCAACTGAAACCTTACGCGATGCTCTCTTCGCCTTACTCGGGTCAGTTGTAGTAAATTGTTTTGGACTGACTAACCGGCGATTTGTTTTTCTACAAATAAATTTATCATTACGCATCCATCCTCGTTTACATTCTTTTACATATCTGCAGGTAGACTGTTTTAACTCTTTACCTATGCGACAATCCTCGGAGTTTGACATATATAATATTGTAATATTATATATGGCTAATAATTTGGAAAATTTGTTAGAATTTTTACATAATTATCAACAATATTTAGGTGGCGATAAACACATGGAGCCATTTAAACCAAATCAAATTGATAAATATTTATATGGATTGGCTGCAAATGGTAAATTTTTGACAAAAAGTGAAATAAAAAGTCATACACAAAAACCAATTCGTCGCAATGGAAATTGTCTTTCAGATTCATTGATATATGCAGGCCATATTCATGGTGAAACTGTATATGAAAACCTTAAAGATAAATTAATACACAAATTTGAAATGTTATATGGTCGTGGAAACACTAGACATTTAAATATAGACGGGATACCCGTTGGAATAGCCGGTTTATCTAAGAGTTATCTAAGTTATGATGCTATTAAAATGGCATGTTTGTATCTAGAAACAAACATATGCGTGTTTGATTTAACCGATGGACCATTAAATATAAGGTACTTTTATAATAGTAAAACACCTCCTAATCGAATTTTACACATTGTTAAATTAATAACATATAATAAATCTACCAATACGAGATATCCAAATATGTTTGTCCCATTAAAACGATTATTCAAATCAACATCAACGACAAAAGTGAATAATATTTCTCCAAGCGAGGATTTATCAATAGCGTTATCCGACGAAGCAGTTTCTGTTGCATTATTAACAATAATTAAAAAATGCATAGATGACAGCATAAGTGAGGAATTAGCACGCATTAAAATTGATAACGATATAATAGATTTATATTGTAGAATAGATATATTTGAATATGAATTGATTACAATGATACAAACGCATCACGGAGAAGAGCTTGCTCCTGAGTTTGCTCCTGCTCCTGAGTTTGCGCCTGCTCCTGAGTTTGCTCCTGCTCCTGTTTTTGCGCCTGCTCCAATACCCGCATCATTTAATACGATTCCTGTGAATATTCTAGGAACTTCAACGAACCATGTACAATCTAATAATTTTTTCGAAACAGTTGGTTTACCTAAACAAATAAAAGCACCATCAAAATCTAAAAAAAGAAGTAATCGGTTATTAAAAAATTCAAATGGCAATAACAAAAGTACAAAAATAAATGCATTAAGAAAAGCATTGTCTGATTATTCTACACGAAAATGGGCAAACTCAACATCAAAAAATGGTAAAATAAACTCATTTAAAACATCGGGTTATGAATTATCAAAAATGTTGAGTAAACAAAAAGAAGATAACTCAGACGAACAGTCACCTTACGTTGCGTCTGAATTTGCATATGATCCTACATTTGCTACTACTGCGTTTGCTGCTCCTGCGGCAACACCTAATATATTTGGTACAGGCTCTAATGTTATTCCTTATACTAAAAATAATAAATATTTTGTAAAAAATGGAAATGCTCCATCTCATCCATTTGCGGCTCCTGCTGCATTTGCTAATCCATTATATTATGCTACTGCATTCGCTGCTCCTCCCCATGGTAGCCCTTATGCCATTCCTGCTACTTCAACCACCTACGTTGCACCAAATATTGCTGGTCCAAGTTCAGGTATACATAACGCTGCAAAGAATAAACTCACACAAACGATATCTAAAAATGAATCATTAAATAGTAAATTACGCGACGAAGAGAGATTAGCAAAAGAGCGTCAAATAAAATCAAATGAGGTGTTAGCTGTTCAACTAGAATCAAATGAAGCGTTAGCGCGTCGATTACAAAACGAAGAACAAATAAAATCAAATAAGGCGTTAGCTGATCAACTAGCATTAAATGAAGCGATAGCGCATCGATTACAGGCCGAAGAACAAATAAAATCAAATAAGGCGTTAGCTGATCAACTAGAATCAAATGAAGCGTTAGCGCGTCGATTACAAGCCGAAGAACAAATAAAATCAAATAAGGCATTAGCTGAACAACTAGAATCAAATGAAGCACTAGCGCATCGATTACAAATAGATGAGAATAAAGCATACGCAGAAAATTTAGCAAGGAGAAATATGTAAATAGCATACGACACCCATTACCATTTTGTTTTTTTAACATTAATTTTGTGACCAACCTTCCTAAATTGATCAGGATTGTATGGCGCCTCTTCTTCTTCGTCTCCCAATGATTTGGACATTTCCCAGAATTCCTTGGATCCAAGCTTGAAGTCGTGTCTAATATCAGAATTTGCTTTATACCAAAATATTTGTTCACTTAGCTTGTTTGATTTGACGTTGTTATCTATGACTAAACATTCATAATTCTCAGTACATTGGTCCATGACTTGACAAAACGATTCAAACGTAGGAAACATGCCAGCATAATTTTCATAAATGCGTTTTCTATTTGCAATATACGGTTCTCTCAATATGAAAACATAATCAATATTTGTTCTTAATGTTGGCGGAATACCAAGAGGGTACTGCATCGTAATAATCAAAAATACTTTCCAGTGACGACCATTCATGAATAAAAGACGCATCATTTTATCACGAGCCCATCCATTGTCATACAAACAGTCATCTAATATAACGAATGCGCGTGGGTCAATTTGACATTTTTTATAAAGCGCAATTTGTTTGTTTACTTCTTTGATTACTGTTTTTTGTCTTTTTAAAATATTCTCAATAATACTAGTATTGTATTCGTCGTGAATAAATAATTTAGGTACATGACTAGAATAAAACCCGTTACCGGCCTCAGTGCCGGATATTACAGTTCCAATAGGAATATCGCGGTGATGATATAACAAGTCACGGACAAGAAAACTTTTTCCTGTATCACGACGACCAATTAGTACTACAACAGGGCCCTTGTTTTCTTCTTTTAAAAATGTTATGCGTTTCATATCAAATTTTTTAAGTTGTAATTGCGACATATATTATACAAGCAATTATTTGATATAAAACGTACTAATCTATTTATTTAAGGATAGTTTGAAATTGATATAAGCGATCAATAATGCTTCTTCTTTTTGAAGATAGTCACGTCCAGGTTTTCCAACTTCTCGTAATGCATCCCTAGCGCTTTTTAATTTTTCCGCTAAATGTATTTGTTCGGGTGTTAGATTACGTTTAGGAGATTCGGCAAATTTGGATTTATGCTCTTTTCTTGCTGTCATTCTATTTTTAAAACGTTGAGTTCTTGTTTCTACATTTAATGGAGATAGAGTATTTACTGGTCCCGTTAGTGTATTTACTGGTGTATTCACTGACCCTGGAAGTGTATTTACTGGTGTATTTACTGACCCTGTTAGTGTATTTACCGGTGTATTTACTGACCCTGGGAGTGTATTTAATGTTGTTGCTGGTGTATTTACTGGTCCTGGGAGTGTATTTAATGATGTTACCGGTGTATTTACCGACGTATTCACTGGTCCTGGGAGTGTATTTAATGACCCTGGGAGTGTATTTAATGATGTTACCGGTGTATTTACTGGTCCTGGGAGTGTATTTACATGTGTATTTACTGGGATTGATGGTATTGTTAAAGGGGCTAATGGACCTACAGGATTTGTGAATGTATTTGTTGGGTTCACAAACGAAACAGATTTAGTCATCCTACGATGACTAGGTACGTTTGGTATATTAAATGGGGTTCTATTTGAGTAGGATACTCGTCTAGTTTTTCCTGATGGAATTGGTTTTTTTTTCTCCATAAGTTCTAACTCATTTGATGACCAGCTTTTCTTAGGGTGACTTGGTATAGGGCGATTTTGTAAAGACTTTTCAACACCGCTTACATACCTTGAAAATAATGAATAATCTCTAAGAAGGTTACGGTTATTGAGTAAATATTTAAAATCATTTTTAAATTCGTTTACCTCAGGACTATTTTGTTTTGGTGAGTTGTTTTCCTTTATTTTTGGTGAGTTGTTTTCCTTTATTTTTGGTTCAGATGGAGGGTTATTTTCCTTTATTTTTGGCGAGTTATTTTCCTTTATTTTTGGTGAGTTGTTTTCCTTTATTTTTGGTTCAGATAGAGGGTTGTTTTCCTTTATTTTCAATTCGTAATTATTTATCATCTTTTGGTCGGCAGGATCAAGTATGGGATCCTTCCCGTATTTTTTTCGTAGTTCTTCATACTCTTCTCTTGCTTTTTTATCTAGGTACGCCTTATCACTTTCTGCTGTCTTATTTTTAAAAGATTTATTTTTAAATGGGTTGGGTATATTCGCAACATTTATAACTGTTGGTACAGATTTATCATGTTTATAATGTTCTAGACGCTCATATTTAGCATTGTAATTTTGTTTTGCAGCGTTTACATTCGATTGTTTGCCATAACCATGTCTTAAATCAATCAACCTTTGTGATAAATTTAATTTTGATTTAATCACATTTTTCATTGATCCTTCTATATTTTTTGCTCGTAAAACAGATCCTTTATTTGATTTATCTATCTTTTCAGATGATGTCAAATGGTTTAATAAATCGCGAAGTTTAGCATTATTTTCCATTTTTTTTGCAGTAAACTTTGCTGCATATAATTGATTTGCCACCTTTTTAGCTTTTTTTGCATTTTCAGATTGTTTCTCATTTTCAGATTGTTTCTCATTTGCAGCTTGTTTCTCATTTGCAGCTTGTTTCTCATTTGCAGCTTTTTTTGCATTTTCGGCCGTTTTGTTAATTTTCGGTTTACTTCTAAAAAATGATAGCATATAATATACCAATATAAATTAATCATACTACCACAACAATTTATCAGAAAGCCATCCCCTTGACCATTTTACGTGTCGATCTTTTTCGTGACGCATTTTATATAAACGACGCCTTTTTTTGGCATATGTCTTGCCGTGTGTTTTCATATAAGTCGGATAATTACTCATACCGTACGCACCGATGCTTGCAACTTTTTTGTCATCCCTGTAAACATTTAATTTTTTTGTTGCATTTTTAGAAGGTTTCACTGAAACACCTAAACGCTTAGCCTGTTTATATGTATAATTTGTAATAGAATACATATAAAAAGAAGATATAATATTATGAAATGAATCGTGTTGAACAGATGAAGGAAATACAACAAAAAGGGTTGGAATTATTCGAGAGAAAAAATAAGGATTATGGAGATGCTTTTGCTAAATTTGGCCTAGTAGGAGTATTAGTCCGCATTGAGGATAAAATTCAACGTGCTGTTTCTATCAGCAATAGTGGTATTACTTTGGTAGACGACGAAGGATTAAAAGACACGCTACTTGACTTACATAATTATGCAGCAATGGCACTCATGCTTCACTCAAAGTCATGATTCTCGTGTTTCATTATTATTTCTACATTACGCTTCAGAATTTCTAAATCACGCAACATAATCTCTAAATCACGACGCGTACCATGATCTTCCATTTCCTTATGTTTTTTGATAATGCCTTCTTTAAGACGTTTCATAGAACTCATATAAACAACAATTTTATCTTCAAACCCATAATCTTTGTCAATCAACATCCAGCCCAACTCATCAATAATCACGTGATACCATTTAACTAGCCCTGGATATGTATAGTGCGCATGATGTGATGATTTCATTTTTTTTAAGACTTTTACTGTTTTTTTCATTATGGTATTAGAAGATATTTAAGTTTAATTCCATTTAGTTTTTTATAATTTTAACTAAATGAGCAATTGTGAAATGCCTTATGATGAAAATGAAATTACCCTATACAATCCTATTTATGAAACATTAAATGTAACTCCTAAAAAGAAAGTAGACAAATACATATCACGCAATTCATACAACAAATATACATTTGTGGATATTTCCGGAGTAGAGAGAGAATGTTTCAAAAAGTATATCACCCTAGTGGATTATGTTAAATTTCTAATAGGAAAATACGAACCTGAAAATATGAAATCGCTTCCATCCAAAGATAAAATTGTAGATTCATCCTACAATGAATACATTCATTCCATACACAATTATGCATATGTAGATGGATTTTTCTATTATTTAACTTCAAAGTTGAAGGATGTTGGATTTGTACATGGTATAGATTTTTATGATAGTTACGTATGTCTTACAAAAGATTGCAATATAAATATATCGGATGACTTTGAATATTTGTGCGATTCTAGTTTTTTTAATGAAAACTTGAATAAACTATTTAGATTTAAGGATCCAAGTTTCAATTCAATGTTTCAGAGAAAGGAGCCAGTTACGATTAGTGATGAAAAAATTGAGATTGAAGCCGATGAACTCAGTGGTTCAGAAGAAGAATTAACATTAAATGCATTAGATCTAGAAGAAATTGTACCCGACGAGTGTTACAATTCTGATTCCTATGATTCAGATCATTCAACTGTCGATAATTCAGATGATGAATGCGAAAGTGAGAAATCAAGTGGTTCTGAATGGAGTACAGACGACGATACAGTTGATGTAGAAGTAGAAGATTTGGTACTCATTATAGATAAAATTCCTACACAAGTTGTTTCCATTGAGTGTTGCGAAATGACATTTGATTCTATTTTGGAGTCAGATAAAATAACGATGGAAGAATTAGAAAGCGCCATGTTTCAGATTATAGTGATGCTACACGTATATCAGTCAGTCTATCATTTTACACACAACGATTTGCATACAAACAATATCATGTATGTAACAACAGATAAAACGCATCTATCCTACAAGATCAATAACGTCTATTACAAAATACCGACCTATGGAAAGATATACAAGATTATTGATTTCGGGCGTTCTATATATACAGTAAAAAATACATTAATATGCAGCGACAGTTTTTCAGAAAATGGTACAGCTCATACGCAATATAATTTCAAGCCATTTTATAATCCCGATAAGCCAATCATTGAGCCAAATAATAGTTTTGATCTATGTCGACTAGCATGTTCCATGATTGATTTTATTGTAGACGATTTTAAACACATTGATGATTATAGAAAGGTTCCTGTATACGACATGATTCTCTCGTGGCTGTACGACGACAACAACGTAAACATATTGTATAAAAAGAATGGCGACGAGAGATATCCTGATTTCAAGTTATATAAGATGATTGCCCGATTGGTGCACAACCATACTCCGGAGAAGCAATTTGGCCATGAGTGTTTCAAAAAATACATAACTAATAAGCATAAATCAGTTATGGATATAGATAAAATTAAAAGCCAGGTTCATTTGTAAATACCTTGGCCTTTCCAGTTTGTTTCATAAAATAATAATCCTTTCCAAATAATATAATCATAACAATACAGAATATATATATAGCATCTTTCAGGTTATTTCTCTTTACATCATCCTCCTTATCCTTATCTAGAATCATTTTCAAAATAAAAAATAATATTGCTGTACATAGTGCAATATAAAAGTTTTCCATTAAAATATATATACTTAAATTGTTCATATATTTTAACGCATTTACAATTCTTCAAAATCAATATTTATTTTTTCACTGTTAGATATGTCAAGTACTTCAAAATCATCAATTGGTATAGTTTCTCCTAAACTAATCGGTTCTATTGGCGAATCAAATGTGAGTACAGAGTTATTTTCTGAAAATTTAATGCGAGGTTCGGGTTCACTCATTGGTATATTTTCACCCAACGATTTAAAGTTAATCGTGGCATTAGCATCGAATATTGCATTTGCATTTGTATTAGCTTCTGTATCCAGCTCGTCAAATGCAACAGGATTTACTTTAATCTTTGGAACAGGTGCTGGTGCAGGTTTTTCAACAATTTTTTCTACCTTAGTCGTTTCAACTTCTTGGGTTTCATCAATGTACTGTCGCAGCAACGTTTCAATAGGAATGCGATCACGAATGGTGTTCATGATACACGTCTGTACAATATGCTCGAACTCTCTATTGCGTTTTTGTGTTTCAAGAGGCGGAATATCAATCTCAAAAAGATAAATATTGGAATATAATTTTCGTGCAATGTTAGTATAAGCTTGGTGAATAAACACGCTAAAATCAGGAATGTCAATAGAGACCTTTTTTGTTTCGGTGCCGACTCGTACACAAGAGAGAATCTTCAATTGAATAATATGTACACAAGTCAAAATGTCTTCTAAATAAGAACAGTTGCATAATTCAATAATTCGTTTTTTTTCGGTATCAATAATACTTTGATTCCATTTTGGAATACGTGCTAAAAGATTCTGAAAAGTCATCAAGTACTTTTCTTCTTCGTCATTTTCGGTACACAACTGGACGGATTCGTTAAAGATGGAACGAAACCCATCTACAATATGGGGTGTCAAGTAGTTCATGAGAATAATGCTCCATTCATTCTTGGAATCAGATAAAGTGTTGCTACTGTAATCATCCATTAGTAAAATGGCTTAAAATAATAATAAAATAGGAACGCAATATTATTTACGATTCTCATGAGACATTTGAGCCAGTTCTATCGCATGTTTCACTTTTTCTTCGTGACTATCAATAGCAACACGTAGTTCTTTTGGTAAAAAACCATTTTCGATTGATTCTTTTATAAATTTTACTACATTGTCATTATAACGTTCCATGGTAGGATTTGTAGCATTTCCCATTAATTTACGACTTTCATCAGAATAAAGAACATCAGCTAAATCAAAATAAAATTTGCATGGTATTTCGGCTCTGTGCATACTTTGAAATAACTGTTCACACATGTTCGGATATAGGTTATGATTTTCTGGTAGTAACGTAAGCATTAATTGCTGAGTCAGTCTAACCGCATCATTTATACCTACTCTACCATCTGAGCGTGCTATATGAGATGCCATAGATTTACACTCATGAAACGCACTTGTGAAATAGTCACACATTTCTTCTTGTGGATCTGGCCTCATTCTTTTTCTTGAATGCCCAATGTTCATACCTCCTCTTCGTGTCCTTCTTTTATTTTTTTTTATTCTCCTAGTTTTCATTATATAATATAAATATTTTACCCTGAATATCATCGTATATTATATCCGAAAATCTTTCATAAACCAATTAAATATTCCTATAATAGCATAACAAGTAATATATAATCATTGTCTCATTTTTTAGTTCTTTACATATACTTTCGTAATAAAATTTGATTTTGATGTATTTTTCCTTTGGCATATTCTTCATTTTATTCAATATCAAATCTCCATAAATACCATCCGAATATAACTTCTCAGCAATTTCCAGTAATTCTATTTCATTTTTACTACTTGGTACATGTATACTAGACCCAGATTCAACCGTCTTGGATGGTATATACATATGAATAAACCGCGAACATATTGGATTCAATAATTTATCCTTGTTATGAGTTACAATGAAGAATCTTGTATTATTGCTATATATTTCAATGCAACGACGGAGAGAATATTGTGCATCTATTGTCAAATTATCGGCATCATATAATATAACGCTTTTAAATGGAACCTGATACGTATTTTGTTTAGAAAACTCTTTGATGTCGTCTCGTATCATTTTAATGCCCTTGAATGTAGCACACTCGATATACATGCAATATAGCTTTTTCATTTCAGGACTATAAATAGTATCCAATAGTTTGGACAATATACGTCTTTTTCCAGAATTATGTTCTCCATAAATTAAAATGTGTGGTATATTTTTATTCTTTTTATAGTTTTCAATAATAGAATCCATAATACAGTAGTTACAAATTTTTTAAATATTAATATATATTATGATATTTAAAAAAATAGTTTTAAAAAAACAAAATGTTAACGTAGATATAGTAGAAGAAACATTGAGAATATGTTATGATAATATGTGTTTTTCAACCTTCCCTTATATCATGTACAAAATAGAATCGTCCGAGGATACATTGAATAATTACAACTCAGGTAACTGTATTGCATTATGTTTATTTTTGAAAAAATATTTAAAAAATATTGGTATTGACAGCTATTTAATACCGGCAAGTGTACCAGATATACATAAAGTTCCAGGAGTAAACCATATATGCCACGTTTCTCTTTTGATACCGTATGATACGCATAGTTTTTACGTGGTTGATCCAGCGTTTTATTTTCTTACACCATTAGACTGTGATTTACATAATAACAAATTAAAATCAGCTGATACAATGAATGTACATGCAGAAGAGATACAAAAATTAAATTATATTATACGACCAGCAGATAAATATAATCAACACAAATACCAGGTAACGTGTTATTTTGACGCGGATCAAAATGACAAATGGGACTATTATATGCAAGAGGTTGACCTAAGTGATGCAGATAAATATATTGGTGCAAAGTTCATGGAAATGAAACCCGAACCCTTTATTGTAAAAACTATATATGATGTGAATACGAATACTGTAAAAAAAATGTATCATATCAAACAGCGAGCTGATGCCATCATCATTATAAAAAAAACATCCGAAGTATATTCTGGTCCGATAACACATATTCCAAAAGATCTACAACGCGAATTAAATACAAAATTCTATAAATATTTTAACATGAATAGTTTTAATTCTTAGGCGACACTGCCAATTGGCTTCGTATATGGATTTTGTTTGAATGCTTTCAACAAGTCACCCTGTATGTAATCATCATTAATATTTCGATATTCTTGTGGAGATGTAGTATTCATACCGTACTGTTGAATATTGGGAGCAGTTGGTTTGTATTTGAGAGGTGTCCAGGTGTTAGATGGATCACATGCTTTCATATTCATGTTCATTTTGTTATTATAAATATTTATATTACCATTTGGAATTCTATTATCAACTGGTTTACCGAATTCGCGTTGATTGTATTCGGCATTGTACGATTTTGTTCCGGATAAACCACCTGCATTACCCGTATACGAGCTTTCAGTTGTTTCTCTCTGTTGTCCAATCAAATAAGGATTCGATGTCATGTATCCATCACTATTTTGTCGATTCACTTGCATATAATTTGTGCCAATGCGATTCACCTGTATTTGACGATTGGTCACTGGTGCATTAGATTCGTTATATACGGTATGTTTCGGCAATGCAGTCAAATTTATATTTTGAGAACATTCTACCAAATTTTCCTTCTTAGTATGTTTTAAACCATTCACAATTGGGTTTACTACATTCGCCATAAAAAGACCCTTTACTGAACCAATATATTCATTCTGGGAAGTTGAGCTGCGATTATTATTGTATGATTTGTATGACTTTTTACCAAGATCTGTGGTTGGAAATATATTGTTATTTGTTAAATTTAAATATGGGTTTGTCGGTAGTTCAGGTTTATGAGGTATATCATAAGCACCCTTTACATACCCCGCCGTATCTGCTACACGTGTACCGTAATACGACACGCTAGTATGCTCTCTGTTTTCATCTGTTAACATTTGTTCGGAAGCCTGTGTAGGTTTTAATATACCCAATGCATTACCTTTAATTTCCCGATTCACGTGATAGGTATCTGGTTTCTTATTTATTGTTTTACCAATCACGCCATGATCACCTTGTTTGTAAGCTGGTGGTACATAATTTGTTGCATTGTCGCCCTTTGGGTTATTTGCAATTCGTAATTGATCTACGGTTTTATCCATCCATTTATCTCGGTTTTCCATACCAGAATTAAATCCAGATGAGCCAGGAGCAACTTTTACTTCTTCCCATGGTTTAGAATTTGCGAATCGTTGTGATTGTACTACACGCGATTGCATAAAATCACTTTGATTTTGGTTACCATATACGTTTTGTATATTCTCATGGGGTTTGAAAAAACAAGATACCTCTTCTTTATCAATAGAAAGTGACCCGGCGCCAGTATAATTATCCATGAAACCGACTGTTTTATTAAATTTAACTTGGCTATCTTCACCATTTGATTTATTATTATAAAACATAGTCATGTTATTATGTTTAAAATCACTTATTTTTTCACCAGATAAAGATACAAATGAAGTACTTTTATCATAACGGTTAATATATTTATCTTGATACTGACTATATACGCCTTCGTTGTTTGTCTGTATACTAATTTTGTCCTCGCTATTTTTTATCTCATCATTGGATTCTACAACTACATTTTCAAATGGTTCAGCTTTTTTGTCATTAGATACTAAAAATAAAACACCTGCTATCACAAGTGGTATTGCAATTTGTGCCATTATTATATACAATTATTTTATTTGCATAAATCCTTTTCTAAAATTCGCGTAGGGGCATTTATATTTCGTCTCTCTATTTGAGAAGGCCTTTGTGGATCAAAAATAAGGGGTGTTGGACGATACTGTGTTAAATCTCTGTATAACCATGCTGGGCAACTAGCCCGTGTTTCATCTACTAAAAATGAATTAGTAGAATATTTATTTTGGCTAGAATTAGGTTTTTGGTATTGTTTATAATCACTAGATAATTTGCGATCCAAACCTTTAAAATTAGAATCTAGGTCAATCGTATTTGTGTGCATGTTTGCGCCCCAACCTTGAAGACGGATTGACACATCATCTATGTATGGATTATTTATACCATTACCAGGTGTATTTAAATTATATATTCCTGCAAAGGTAGATTCACATAATTTTTTTTGAATTACATCAGGATCATCATGAAACCGTGTAAACGCCATTATATAAGTTAAATACAAAATATTTGACTTATATTAATTTAGATATAACGGTCTCTCAACCGTTGAATGTAGGTATGGACGAGGTATGTATGTAGGATTTACACTAAAATACTCTCGTTCACCAATGATGATAGTTTCTGGGGTGGCTTTGAAAGAGGGGCCTTCTAAATTAGTAGACCGAATGCCTCTCAATGTGCTCTCTACGTCAATTGCGTTATTACATAATTGCCCTGCATAAATAGATGGATTCGATCCTCTTACAAAATAGGATGGTTCAATATTAGTTGAATACCCACTGTATAACATATAATTGCTTATATTTGTACTTTCCATTTTTTTAACTAAGTAATCGCCTTTTGTATTTAAATTACGGGTTGAAGCCATTATAGTTATTCTATATTTTATTATACTCCTTATTTTTATAAATTTCTCTGGATGCAACACCGCCTCTTACCCAATCTCTGCTTGCAGCTCCCTCAATAATATTTCGCGGATCAGTTCTTCGTTCAGGATTCATCAATGGGTAATTATCTAAACCCAAGTTAGGGTTGTCAACAAGACATATTTTACTTTTTTTCTGTCTTAAATCATACCCCCAAAGCAAACTATTTTCCAATGCAACGTCTACATTTCCTTTTCCTAAATAAGGAACTGTTTTGTAAGGGCGTTCATGTAAACTGATTTTAATATGAGGGTTTGTTAATACACTTTTTTCTAAAAGGGTACTTTCTGCAATATTACAACCACCTGGCCCAATGCCATTTGTACCTTTTAAGAATATATTCGGCTGAGATGTTGCAAATTCTAATGCGCTCTTACAATCCATTTTATAAGGGTTAAATGTGTTATAATTAGCATATTGCATGTTCAAGATATTTTCCTGTGTATAAGTAGTAGAATCGTTTCCAATTCTAGACAATCCGCCAAAATTAAAATTAACTAAGGTACTCATATTGTTTTAAAGAGATATTTTTTTTTAATAAATTGTCAATGGTTTTTCAGATGGTAATTTTCCATAACAAAATTCCAAGAAACTATCTTGTTTATTGGGTATAGTCGTAATAGGATTCGTAAAAAATTGTCTAGAACTTTTTTCTAAATCTAAATTGTCGCTGTCAGTTTTAAAAAGATCTGTTATTTCATCATTATCTTTATTCTGTTCTATAATAGATGATTTAATACTATTATTCAACCTTGTTTCTAAATCTGGTGTATATTCTTCATTAAATTCTCTTTTATCTGGATCAAATGTATAATCTGTAATTAATACATTGTTAAATGGATTATTTGTATGTATCTTTGTGTTTTCACCATTCTTAAAATAAGGAGCCATTCCTTCTGTTTGATTTCGGTATAACAGTACTATAATACCTATAATAATTAAACCAAATATGATAATAATCATGCGATTAATACACATGTATCCAATGAATGATACTAATATAACAAACCGTGTTATCGCATTTAATTTGTCATCGCGCGACATGTTAGAGTTTGGCCAAATTTCACTTATATGTTTCGAATTAAATAATATAGAAGGGTTATTAATCCAAAAACTCATTTATATAATAGGTTTCTTTTTTTTATTTCTTTTTGCTTTTGGTTTTTTACTTTTTAGTTGAACCGAATCATCTACTTTTACAGAAAATGTGTTTTCACTTTTCTGTGTAAATGTTGCAGCCTTCTCTTTTTGTTTCTCTTCTCTTTTTTTATTGAGGCGTTCTTTCATTTTGGCAGCCTTTAAATTTTGTTCCATCTTATTCGCCATACCCTTAAAGTCCATATTACCGCCCATTCCCATCTTACTCATCATCTGCTTTAGTCCTGGAATGTCCTTGATTTTTTCCATGATTTCCGTAGCCTCTTGCAAAAGTTCACTCTGCTTAACATCGCCTTTTTGAATCTTATCCTCTAATTTACTACCAATATCTTTCACCAAGGATAAAATTTTTGTAGGATTTTTCATAATTGTTTCCATAAATTCTTTTTGATCACCAATAGTTGCACTGGCCTCTTCTGCAATTTCTTTTGCTAAACTTCCAATTTTACCGTTCATTAATCCATCTAAATGGCTTTTCAAGTTTTCAGGATCCATAAAATTATCAGAATTATCTGATGTATCGTTAAAGAAATCCTTCATGTTTTCCATTGTTTCTGCTATTTTCTTATGCAAATCTTCCTCTTTCACAGCTTCGAAAATCTTGCTAGAATCACCAAACGACTCACTATGATTTAGTTTTTCAACCACACAGAATAGAATTAATTGCAAGTACTTCCAAATGGTTCTCTTACTTTTTTCTGTTAAACTAGGGTCTTTCATCAATACAGTAAAGTCTATTTTTGGCAATAAAAAACATGGTTCATCAAATAAATTATCATTCTCATAAAGTAATTGAAAAAAGATCTTAGGGTACATTTCATAACAGTGATTGTACATTTCCAAATCTGGTGTAGTTAATAGTGGCTCAATCTCTGGAAAAGTAATTAACAAATCTTTCTTAAAATCTCCAATAATCTGTGTAAACTTTTCGTGGCTCATTTTATAATAATGGACAATTTATTTATATGATTTATTGAAATAAATATATGAATAATTTGTCAAATTTAAAATGTAGTCTAAAAACTCATTTTTGGTTGTTTCATCTAATGATGGAAAAATCTCTTTAAAATCATTGATATATTTCAATAAGGGTGTTTCCTTTTCCTTATTTGTTATTTCTTCACTATATGATTTATTTAGGAAGAATTCAAAATCTTTATTCATCACTTGGGTATAATACTTTTTTGTAATACGTTCATTCCACATAGTAATGATTATCTTTACATTTGTTTCTTTAACAATTTGATTTTTCCTATAAAACATTTTAAAATTTGAATCATTTTTCAGATACTTTTTAATAAATTCAAGAAATGAAAAATATGTTTTATTAAAAGAAGTGAATGCTTCTTTGCTCATTAGTAATTAATGTATGTTAATATTTAAATTATTTTTTGCTTACTAATTCATTTCTACTTTGCTCTAACTGTTCCAAAGTCATACCAATTTTTGCCGTTTTATCCGATTGTAGCGGAGTTTCTATATTCATTTCTTGATCTAATGTAGAATAATTATACATTTGTCTTACACCACCTGTACCTTGTGCAGACAACTCATCCGGAGACGAATCTAAAAAGCTAAAATTATCACTTTTTACACCGTATGGGTTCCCATTATCCATATTTAATGAAAATGGATTCGGTTCATTGTGTAACATCGTTTTTTCTTCTTTAATATTTTTTATTTGAGGTTTTATATAATCTAAAATTTGATTCCCACTTAATATTTCGTGATTTGGTTTTAATAATAATACAGGAACTCTATTTATCATAGGAGGCAACGGAAAACTCGACCCATCTGGATTTAAAATATAAGTTACGTTATTTTTAACAATTCGCTTATCAATCGAAATGTATATAAATTTTTGATTTAATCCATTACGATTTAATTCATCTAATATCTTAGAAGAGTGTTTGCAGTACTTGCTAAAATAGAGTTCGGGTTTAGCCATTTATATGTAAATATTTTATTTGATACTTATTTTAACACAATAAAACAAAATTGATTTAATAATTATGTGTTAAAATATATATAATCATGGCTTCTAACACCGGCGTTAAAGTTCTAAATATTGCAAATCCTAGTTCTAATGAGTTATCATTCGAAATTATGGATACAGACGTGTGTGTAGTCAATTCCATTCGACGCGTTCTTCTTACTGAGGTTAAAAGTTTGGTATTTCGAGGATTTCCTCACAAGGAAAATTGCATCAAAATACTGAAAAATAACACTAAATTCAATAACGAATATATTAAACATAGAATGCAATGTATCCCAATCTATAATAATAACCCGGCTACATTTGAGAATTTTGTTCAGAAATATCAGTTAAAATTGAATGTGGTGAACAATACAAATAATTTGGTCTATGTGACAAGTGCCGATTTTGTAGTATATGATAAATCAACGGATAAACCCATTGCAAATCAGGAGAAACAAGTTCGTCGTTTGTTTCCACAAAATCCATTGACTGGTGATTTTATACCAATATGTTGTTTAAAGCCCCGAATTACAGATGCAGATGATGCAGAAGAAATAAATATGGTGATTGACTTTTCGATTGGTAAATCAAAAGAAGATGCGTGCTGGAATATGGTTAGCAAATGCTGTTATGAAAATAAAAAGGATGATGCTCGTTTTCAACGTATTATGAAAAAAGATGAGGTAGCAGTACGAGATCATTTTAAAAGCCAAACCGATTATGATACGTATATGAGGACGGAAATGACGCCAGAAGAAAAACGAGATTTTGAAATTATAGAATCACAGCGAGTATTCATTCCAAACCATTACATTATGTATGTTGAAAGTATTGGTGTATACGACAATCAATATTTGGTATCATTTGCATGCGAATACATATTAGGTAGATTAGAAGAATTTAATGGTTTTCTCTCCTCAGCTCAAATTAAAAATACATGTTATAAACCCGATGATTATTGTATATACAAGGATAAAAGTACTGTTAAGCCAGTATATGTTTTGTATGTAAAAGATGATGATTATACAATTGGAAAAATTATTGAAAAATATTTATATTATATGTATCGCGAAGTAATGTATTACGTATCTTTTAAAAAAGAACATCCACATGACACATTTTCGTTGATATCTTTCTCTTATAAGGAAGAAGTCAGCGAACAAGAGATTATTGCCAATATAAAAACAGTGTCGGATGAATTGATTGGTATCTATACAACAATTAACTCTAAATTTAGAAAATAAACATATATTAAAATATAATTATATCTAAAATGACAACTTTACTTTATGGGTCAATTATACAAATAAGATCAACCGAATCAATATACGAAAATAAACTTTTTTATGTTGAACGATTAGAAGATGATGAATTAGTATTGAAATCGAATGATGGTAATATGTTGATTTTACCTATTGAAGATGGTTCGTTGGGAGCATCCATTACTGAAATCATAGTATTATACAAGCCAATACATAATTATTCGGTTCAAAATAAATTGTTTAAATCACAATGGGTAGAGATTGATTTTGAAGATCAGACAGTCAGAGGACAGATTGTCAAGGCAGATACTGTAATTGAAATACAATTACTTAGTGATGAAAAAGTATATATACCCGTAGACCGTGGTTTACCCAAAGGTATTTCTATAAAGAAGATATCACGACCTCATAAAGAAGAGGCAAAGGAAGAGGTCGAAGAGCAGTTAGAAGAATCGCCCAATATGAACGAACCAATTGGATTTATTGAAGAAGATGATGCAATGGTTCAGTATTTTTACTCTATCGAACAACAAACATCTGATTTGTTAGAGCATCTTATGATGTATGTAAAAGAAGAAGATAATACACCAAAACTAAGAAATAAAATGTTCAAAATGATACAAAGATACAAGGAATTAAGGACAAAGTATACTATTTTCAAAGATGGTATATTTTTAAATAAATTGCCATTGAATCAATTAAGTGCTAATGCGAGTGAACTTAAAACCAGAATGTATTTGCCCGTTTCAAAAGATATAACTGTACGTAATTACAACGAAGATGATGGTATGGATATAGGAATTTATTTTAGAAGAGTAAAATCAGACGATCCCGAAGTAGAACCATTTAAATCAGAATTAACGCCATTAGTAGAAAAAATTAACAAGGACACTAAGTTCTATGAAAAGAATAAGGCATTATACGAGATTACACTTAATCATGATTTCAAAATGAATACAAATACAAGAAGACATGTATTTACACCTCATTCGGATCAAGATGTTTATTTATACGAAATGCCAAATTTATTAGTACCAATGACAAAAACAAATATCGTAAAGGACGTTACTGGGCAAAAAATGACACAAAACATTGGTGATCGTAAACGATATATGACACGTGTCGATAAACCATTTTTAATAAATTCATTCATGACACCACCAACTGATTATATTGTATATTCCAAAGTGTATGATTTGCGATCATCTATATTAGAAAAAATAAACTTGAATCGTAATCAGTATTATAGTATATTTTACAATGGTAAGCAAGTGATAGTAAATAAAACAAAAAAAGATTATGCTATGTTGAACAAATATACATTGTATGACAATCATTCTGATAACTTTGAATCATACGTGAACCATATTGTGCCGAATTTTAAAAATATAATAGATGCAGGTATAGCCAATGACATTATTCACCCATTTTACAATTTTGATCAGTTTATAAATCAGCTATCTGTCACGAATATTAATGAATTAAGGAATGCAGAATATATAACTGCAAATGCTTATTTAAAAACATTTGTGAAGGAATTAATACAAAAATTCAAAAGTGTAGAACGTATTCCGCCTGTTCAATATAAATTTGTAAATACTACAATTACCACCAACATTAGTACCATATACAAAGAATTGATGCCCAAGGAATTGTTAAATATTTATTTTAGCGCAAGTGAAATGTTTAAAACGGGCGAGATTGATAATTACAATTATTATAAAAGTCAATTTATTAAAAATCAGACCAAAATGGATATTTCCGATGAAGAGATAAAAGCAATGATTGACGAAATCAAGGCAAGGGTAAAAGAACCAGTTGAAGAGAAAATTGGGATCATCTACAAAACAGAAGAAGAGAGAGTACAGGATAGATTGTTATTGAAACAGGTGGATAAACGATCCGGTGTAGAATATATATTCAAAACACTCATCGAATCGGGTGTAGATATCAGAATGGATGTTTTGGTTACGTTAATACTCGGAATTATACAGAATGGTTATAAGTTACAAAAAGGTATGAATAAAGATATATCGCCAATGGTATTACGATTGTTAATAGAAATAAAAATAAACGAGGGTGATAAAGCTCATGTTGCCGAAAGTAAGAAAACATACCGGTGGGATAAAGGATGGAGAGATATTGAGACAGAACCGATGTGCATCATTAAAAGAAAATTATACAAGGGGGATTGTGGTTCATTAGAAAAAGAAACAGAATATAATGATAGAATTGCACGACTAATATTTGATATAGAACAGGATAAAAGGAGAGAAAAGGAGATGAATGCAGTAAATATGGATTTAGAGGCAACAAAAGTAAAGGCGCGACTTATTAGCATGAATAGTAAGAAAATTAAGAATGAACTAAAATACAATGAGGAAAAACGAATATATGGTGTATTAGAGACTCAAAAGGACATACGGGGTTTATCAGTATCACCTTATTCTAAACTGAGAGATAAAATATTGAGTGAGCAAGATTTAAATTTCAAATACAGAGCAGTACAATTATTCATTCAGAAATATACAAAACGAGACAAGGATCCAAATTGGTTCTATTGCATTGAAACAAGCATTAAATTGATTCCAGTATTTTTTAATAGATTAGCAGATGCATATCTGAGAACAAATAATTATGATACGATTGTTGATGTTATATGCAATGAGCAAGGAACACTAAGTGATAATGGAGACAAATGGGTAGATAAATACAGTGGTTATATAATCAAGGATATTAATTTTGAAGAAGAATACGGTTTGGAAACAATTGTCGCTGAGAAAGATAAACCAATTTTTGATGAACTTGTTGTAGATGAATTACAATTACAACGAGATATAAATCAAAATCTAAAATCATTAATGTTTTATCTAGGCGTATATTCTGATGAAACAGACTTGTACCCATTGATAATCAAAACATATAATGCACTAAGTGCCAATGCCGAAAAGGACTCAAAATTGGTACAGATACGACTACTTTGTATTATGGCACATGTATTGGTACACGTTCAGACGCATGATATGAAATTTAGTACACCATTTCCAAATTGCAAATTTTCATTCGATGGTTATCCGTTGACGGATGGTTCTAATCTAAGTGGCGTTAAATATATATCGTGTGTTGTATTGAAATTAACGAAAACGACCCCATGGAATATATTTGCAAAATCAACAGAAGAAAAAATAATGAAGAACCTACTATATGTGTTAGACCAATTTGTTGTACCGATGATAGAAGTAGAAGAATTATTACAAAAAAAGAGAATGGGGTATCATAAAGAAATTGTGCATATAACAACAGACTGGAAAAATTTCAGTCCAAGATTAAATAAGATAAAACCACTCTCATATCAAGTAAAAAAATTGGAAGATCAACAAGATTATTTAGACAGAGTATATTATTTTTCATATATATTACAAAGTTTGATACATAAGCATGTAAGTGAACAAGAATTTATATTAAAGGATAGTCAATCAACACCGTATCTAATAAACACATGTTGTAATACAAATAATAATGTATTCAAATATTTTTACAAAAATGCTGGTTTGAAGGATATATTAACAGATATACGCGGATTGAAAGATAGACTACACATATTCCGTTTGTTACTATTAGGGACAAAGGGTTATTTTATAGAAAATACAAGAATACTCCCAAGTGACCCGTCTACTGCTTATGACGACAAGACAATCTATTTAAAACTCGCATCTTGGGCATACACTCATACATATATATTTGATAGATTTGGCCTACCTGTTCCAAAATTTGCGAATAATGATAGTACTGAAAAAAAAATTCAAAAATTAAAACAGCAGGGCATTTATGCAACACAAGACACATTTATACAAATGTTGCGATATGCTACAACTATTATAAATCGTCCGATTGAAGAGAAAATAGATAATCCCGAAGATGATGAAATTGTTCAATTATTAGAAAACCCCAAGTTGAATGATTATTTAGAAAAAAAAACAAATGATATGCTTAAAGCATTAGAAAAATCGGATCGGGCCCTACTGAAAGTGGTGATGTTTAATAGAACGTGTAAACGAGAAAAGAATAATCATATTATCCCTCACCAAATTGAACATTACAGCCACATGAATGTTATATTGTATAATAAAATAAATGCATTATTGTGTATTTTTCCTGAGATGATAGAAAATAATAAGACATCTTTGAGTGAAGTGTCACGTAAATACTGGAAACTAGCAGATGCACATGTAGCTGATATAAAGGAGTCTGTGAATGCATATTATAATGGCATATTATCATTGCCACGAGATGAACGGTTTAAGAGAGATATTGCAACTATTCCATTAGATAGATATAAAAATCTAATGAAAATTAAAATAGCGAACCAAGAGTCATTGAACTTGTTATATCATTACATATTTGTACATATCATATTAGACTACAAAGTAAAAAATTCAAACATAGATTTATATTTAAAAACAATAATAAAAATATTTGAAAAAGAAGATAATGCTTTGAATTATGATACAAAAAGTGTAGAATATCAAACAAAACTGTCTAAGAAAAGCGAGACACAAATAAAAACAGATTACTTTAAAAATTTAAGTTTAGAAGAGAGGAGATCGGAAAATATAATGAAAGAGCACAGATTAGATAAATGGGGCGTAGGTTTACAAAAAAGCATGTTCAAGTATGATAAAAAAACATATGGAACAGATAAAGAAAGTGCCCAAGAAGTAATTAATGGATTGACTGCGCCACCCGACGAATTAGATGAACCAGAACCTATAAATGAAGAAGAAGGGTACGACATACATGAACCGTATGAAGATGACGACGATGCTGAATATGAAGAAGAAGACTAAAAAAAATTCTTATTATATATAAATGCTAAACAGATTAACCATAGTCATATTTATTTTTATAATTTTGTATACAGTAATTGTTTATTTAAAGCCAGAGATGATATTCAACAATAGATTTGACTCTTTAAGACAATTTGGCGTAGGGTATAAGAATACAACAATTATTCCACTATGGTTGGTTAGTATACTATTTGCAATCATATCTTATTTTTTGGTATTGTATATATTACATATAAGATACAATAATATATTTTTAAGAGTTTAACAATCGGCTTCATACATCTGACCTAAACTGGTTAGTACAAATACAGTACCGCTTAGAAATAACCATATAAAATAACCAATTTTTTCTTTGATTGCAATACACATATACAACTGATATGCTGCATGTTTTTTATTTATTTTATTTTTACCATCCTCATCCTTTTCATCGGTATATAAACCATTATCTGGATCAAATTCTCTATTCTTGAAATATGGTAATGTTCTTAGAAATTTAAGTTCTCTATCTAGCCATTGATCAAAATCTGGAACATATTCGGCTTCATTTATTAATTTAGATGGGTCGTGATAAATTTCGGAAATTAATTCTTTTGGTATGGATGATTGATTTACTTCTGTATTTTGTATTGTATCAGGCATAGTAACTTGTTCACTTGTATCGATGGTACTGTTTGCACCATCTACGAGTGGGGCGCCACCACCTACCTTTCCTTCGGTTGAGGCTACATCTTCTTTTAAAGTAAATAGATTAGAGTAGATGCTTTTTACAACAGCCAACCCAATCGTATTTGAAAAAACTCTTACCCATCCAGGCATTATGTATAATATTGCAGCCATTAGAACCATTATAAGTACCCAAGGTATAAGGGTATAACCTAGTGATTTACCTATATCAACATCTTTATTTTTAGAGTCTACGTTACACAATTTTCCAGACGCCCATACATTCATCGACAATTGTAATATGAATATAAATACTAAAAACATAACCAAATACTGTACCACAGACCAATTATTGAATAAACACACTACTAAGAATATTACACTAAATGTAAAATATGTACTCATAGAAACAGATGTAATATTTTTATTATCCATATGAATATACGGCTATATTATTTTTATTAAAACTAACAATAATATAAATGTACCCATCCCTAGTAGAGCCTACTATAAAGGTTATCATGAAACAACAATTACATGTATGTAATAAGGACAAATTTCAAAAGAATTCGATCGTTTTAAATTTAGTTATAGGGGGAATTATTGTTTTCATCATTTCAGTGATATTATATGTAAAATATAAAGGAAAACAGGATATTAAGACAATAAAGGAAAGAGAAAGAAAGAAAAAAGAATATATATTATCAAAAATAAACAATTATCAGAAGATGAAAAATAAAAATTTAATACAATAAATATAATGAAAGCTTATAAAACAGATTTATCACATTTTTACTCTCATAAAAAAGATCAAGATACTAAACTAAAAAAAGCACTTTCACACAAAACGTTTGATGAAAAAAAAGAAATTATAAGCGAATATCGTGCATCCACTTTATTAGAACAAGGCGTATATAGTATTAATGCGGATCATCAATTTAATAGAGAACCATTTATAAGGGATATTTACTATTTAGAACAATTGAATAATGATATTAAAACAAAGATGTTTCAGTTTAATAAATATAAATATGACACCTTGTACGAACTTACAGAATTTGATGAAGCTACATATGATTCCATAGAAGCAGAAATTACCGAATTGAAAAGAAGAAGAGAAGAATATATTAGTAAGCGATCTAGAAAGAATGATGAGGTTGTTGCATTCAATGAACAAATTGCTTTCAACGTCAAAGTTCACATTGAAGAATTTAAAGATGCAGATTTAACAGAAAAAAAGGAATTATACAGAAAAATTATTGATTTAAAGAAGATGAAGTTTGATAAATTAGAACCCAGATTATCTATGTTACAAGTAGATAATTTTTTTACACTTGTAACAGATTATTTGCCAATAAGAGGGCATGAGAGAAATATATTAAACCTAAATGCAAGTCCAGAAGAAGTCGTAATAACACCAGATGTTTTAGAAGAACCCAAGGTAGGACTCATCAAAATGGCTGAAAATAGTAGTTCAAATGAAGAATAATATACATGTAGTATATGTTCAAATATATAAATTTTCGTATATTTTTGATTAGTTTGGCTATCGGTTTATTCTACATATATATATCGGATGAATACAAGCATACAATTGTTATCTATCCTACACCCGATAATATAAATGAGTATCAATTCAAGGATAAAAGCAATAACTGTTTTTCTTATGAAATGAAAGAGGTAAAATGTCCATCAGTTGACTTATATCATAATATTAAGGTTCAAACATAAAATCGTTGTATATATTAATGTTAAAAATTAAAAAAATGCTTGAAAGTAAAACAGGGATAGCTTTATTTTCAATCATATTGGGAATAGGTTTATCTACTATATTCAAATCATGCTGTGATTCAAATAACTGTATTGTATACAAAGGCCCTGATTTCACTACAAAAAAGATTATCAAGTACAATAATAAGTGTTATGAACCCATTGAACAAATTCAAACATGTGATAAGAATAAGAAAATAGTTTCCTTTTAAGTAAAAAGCGGAATAAAATGAATAAATGTATATTCATATGGATCAAAATACAACAAATATCAACGACTTACCGATAGAAACCAATCCACCTGACAACAGAGAATTACCTGAAAGTCAACTAAATTTAAACCGCAATAGAGAAATAGAAGAACCTCCTAAGAAAGTAGTTCATTTTCAAGAAACAAAAATAGAAAAAAAACAATTGTACGAAATAAAAGAATCACATAAAATAATTATTTTAGCAAGTTTATTTTTTTTATTATTTAGCGATGTGAAAGTAAAAACATATATAGTAAACATGTTAATTATGGTTTTCGGTAAATCATTAAAAACGTCGACTGGTAGTATATCCAAGATAGGTCTAATCGTTTATACTATTGTATATGCATTATCATTGTGTGCACTAGTTAATTTAATCGATATTGCTGTATTACGGCTTTCATAATAGTGGCGATTAGACATACACAATATATCTCAATTGTCAATTTTGCCAAGAATGCACATAGACATGCTATTCCGGACATTATTCTAATTGTAATTTTGAATATTACACTTAGAATGAAATTTATGTATCGCCATACAATATATATCATTTCAAAGAAAACTGTTCTCTTTGGCTCTAAGCCTTGTTTATCCATTATCATTTTTGCATAATTGCGGCGAATGAGGCGACGAGTACGATCGCTAACATGGATATCGTATTCATTGAGAATATCTTCAAAATCGCTTGTAAATGTCATTTTGTTACTAACAATATAATAATTATTTTACAATCAATTTTTTTGTTCTAGGTTTGTATTGAAAAAAATACATGTTATATAATTTCTTTGATTTAGTTTTTTTATATATTTTGAATTTATTATCTCTCATCTTACGTATATCTTCCAGTGATGGCTGAATTCCGACACAGGGCATGTGAAATCGCCGACATACTCCATCTTTTGATTTGATGTTATTTAATAAATATATATACGAGACTATTTTTTGAATATTTAGCAATTTAATAGTTATAAATGATAAGGCATAATATATACTCAATATAGTATCTATCGTGGCAACATTGAAACCTTTTACTTCATTGTAAGATTGACACGAGTTTGTTATAAATATGTACAATACTGGGTGTCCTTTATATAAAATCTGATGAAATGTATTTAAAAAATGATATTCATATGTATTTACTTTATGTTCAAATGTTAATTTTACGTCATTAAGTGAATTCACCAAAATAAAGGGTACATCTATTTCTCGTTTCGTGTTTTGATAAATTTTAGGAAAATATTTCAAATAAAACGATAACCCAAAATCGCCGAATACGACCCATTGTTTTTCTTTGATGAGAGATATTATATTTTTATTTATATCAATATATTCATCAGTTTCTGGATTTTCTTTACCGGTTATAGAACAATTTTGTACATACATAGGATGACTTTGATTTAGTAGATTTAATCTCTCATATATCTTCTCCCACCGATTAATGTCACCTAATGGTCGAGATAATTCTTGATATAAACTTATTTTCAAATAGTTTGGAGGCGCATATAATAGATTATTGATATTTACCGATTTTTTACGTATGTTTGTATAGATATCCTTATGAATTTGAGTTATGTCTACAATTGGAATAAAATTAACATATATTTTCATTGTTCCAGGAAACATTGCAGACTTTACTTCAATATTATCCATATTATTTTTTGCTAATATATTGGCGAGAGAAATTGCGTCCTTGATTGAATTTGGAGAAAAACAATCGTAATCAGGAATATCCATTTTATCATAAAATTGCTTTTCATTTGGCAAATATGCATTGATTGCCATACCACCATAACAAATCAAGTGTTGATCTGCAATAAACTTTTCAATTAAATGAAATAGAAGTGGTTGAGTGTACATTTTTTTCTTGTATTTTTTTTGGTATTGCATGTTTTCTTTTATAGCGCTTTTGATTTCCATAGTATATAGCTATTTTTTAGTTTGTTGAAGAATTAAAGAACTATCTTTGAATTTTGCATTGTATTTTTTTAAATTATTATCATTTGTTTGAAAATTCATTCCAATAAATGTTATGTTTTCAATAAAATATTTCGTCGGGTCAAAGTTTTTAGATTGTTTGTTATACAAGTCTGGATATATTATATTGATTTCTGTTGTATCTAGATTAGTTAATTTGTCACTGAACCGATTAATACATGGCCTAGTATATCCATCCGCATTTAATTTATAAGCTGTTACATTATTCAATGACGATTTTTCCAATTTTTCTAGATCATATGGTTGCACCATTATAACTACCCTAGTATTTTTGATTTCATTTAAAGTTGTCATGTTATTTAGTTTTTTCATATATATCATATTACCATACTGGCTTCCTACTCCAAAATTTTGTGTTAAAGATGTTGCGACGGAATCATATAATTCTGGAATATCGCTTTGTATTCTAAATATAAGAAATAATGGATCTTTTGTTAAAGATGAATTTCTCTCAAATAAGAAAAACCGATACACCTGTTTCATAGTTAGGTCAAAATCAACATTATTATACAGTTCTTTATAATTTATTTCATCTTTGGTTGATGCAGAAATAACGGGTTTTTTATTCTTAGAGTATACTGTAAAGTCAAGTGCTCTTACTCCATTCATAGCACAATTTCGTAATGCACAAAAATCTTCACTAGTACCTTTTTGAATATCAACGTAATCGTTTTTAAATTTTCCTTTACAGCAACAATTATAAGCCGTTTTTATATATAATTTAGATATAGGAGTTGATACAAATTCATCCCCATTATCAAATGCACATTTTGTGCTGGTAACATAATTTAAAGGCTTCGGGCACACGTATTTTTTATTGATTTGCTTTCTTATATATATCATGATTAATAAAATGATTATAAATATAAATAGAAATAATATTTTTTTACTGTATTCCATTAAATATATTAGATATTTAATAATATAGAAATTATATATTATTAATTTATAATGCCAGGTGGATTATTAAATATAATATCGTACGGAAATCAAAATATAATATTAAATGGTAATCCAAGCAAAACATTTTTTAAAACAGTATATTCCAAATATAGCAATTTTGGTATACAAAAATTTCAAGTAGATTACAATGGTCTACGTAGTTTACAATTGAACGAAGAATCCGTATATACTTTCAAAATTCCAAGAAATGCCGAATTACTATTAGATACTTACTTGTGTTTTGATTTACCAAATATATGGAGCCCTATTATACCACCTGATATGGAAGTTCCACCAATAACAGATGATAGTGGTAATATTATATATGATTGTTGGAAACCGTATGAGTTCAGATGGATTGATGATATTGGAACAAATATCATAAAAAATGTAACACTCACCATAGGTGGGCAAATTATTCAAACATATAGTGGTGAATACATCAAAAATATGGTAGATAGAGATTTTACTCATGAAAAAAAAGAATTATTCAATCAAATGACCGGTATGACAAACGAGCTAACACAGCCCGAGATTGCTTATACGCGATATAATCAATATCCAAATGCATATTTCACAACAAACACATCTGGCGTGAATCTTGGTCCAGAACCATCTATACGTGGTAGAAGAATATATGTTCCACTTCATTTTTGGTTTAGTTATTCTACTAAGGTCGCATTACCCTTAGTATGTTTACAATATAGTGAAGTTGTTATAGATATAACATTGAGGCCTATACGGGAATTATTTACAATAAACGACGTATCTAAAACATTGCAAGACGGTTTCATAAGAGATAAAATAGCGCCTGATTTTGGAAATGAAAAGCATTCATTGTATAGATTTTTACAACCTCCTCCTGATACACATTTGTCAGTAAATTCATATATAAACAAAACAAATACATGGGCAAATAATATTCATTTGATTGCAACATATTGTTTTTTATCTGAGGAAGAGGCAAGAGTTTTTGCTAAAAATGAACATAAGTATCTAATTAAAGATGTTAAACAGGATTTATTTACAAATACGACTGATTCTCACAGATTAAGATTATATACATCTGCATTAGTTTCAAGTTGGATGTGGTATTTTAAAAGAAGTGATGTATATTTAAGAAATGAATGGTCTAACTATTCAAACTGGAAATATAAGAATATATTGCCATATGACGTAATCAAAGCACCAGAACGAGGTGACATACAGTATGGTCAATTTAATATAGGTCCCGGATTTAATATAGTAGGAAAAGTAAATCCGGGCACACGTGAGCAAATACCTGACATTGCAATAGAAGATTCTACATTCTATTTCATAACACAGCCATTAAATGATGCAAATAAAAAACAAATTATGAATCGTTTCTCTATCTTTATGGATGGTAAATTTAGAGAGAATGAATTCGACCAAGGTATATATAGTTATATTGAAAAATACAAAGTGAGCGATGGTAATTCATACGACTGTTTATACAATTATAATTTTGCTCTTCATTCAAATCCTTACGATTTGCAGCCATCTGGTGCAATTAATTTAAGTAAATTTAAAACAGTTGAATTTGAAATAAATACTATTACGCCGCCACTAGACCCAAATGCAATCACTACCACTGTATGTGACATAAATGGTACCACAATAGGTACAATAAATCCTAATTCAATCTACATTTATAACTATGATTTATATCTAATTGAAGAGAGATATAACATGGTTCGGTTCATATCTGGTCAGGCAGGATTAGTATATGCACGATAATTACACGGCATTTCACGTGACGAATATAGTTGTGGGAAATATCCGGTATATGGTTCTATACTTGATTGATATAAACATGCTAAAATAACAATTATACATAAAATAATAATTACCTTCATTATAAAATATACATATATATTTAATGAGTGAAAAAAGTAAGCGATATATGGAAGAAGTTAAGGAATTAATGAATACTGTTTCCGAGATAATGTATAAATCATTTATCAAATATATTATGTTACTTGCAATTACTGCTATGATTATATGTTTTGTGTCTTCTGAAAATTCGGAACCTTATGTATCAGATAACATTTATCACTTTATGAAAATATTAACAGATCCATGTACAAAAGAATTACGAGGTGGTTCAGGCATATCTAGTGCAATAAATAAATTATCTAATGCATCTGATACAGTAAAAAATGTTGGTAATACAATTAATCAAATTACATCTAATGTAAAACATGATGTTGATCATGAAAAATATTTAAAAAACACACTTGAATCAATCACAAATAAATATTGTAGCGACGCCAACAATATAAACGAGATTGGTGTACTTGGTTCATTCACGTATGTTGTACAAAGTAGCTGGCTAGCATGTTATAACGCAATACAATGGGTGAATGCAGGAATCGTTGCTTGTATTGGGTTAAAACTTAATTGGATGGTCTTTAAACCATATCATTACGTCGGCATTTTTATAATCTTTTTTTTATTCATCATGTTAAACAAGGCATCTACTAAATTTGTAGAGACTATCCTAGGACGTATTCTCAATCGTAGTTCAAAAACATATGTAAACACAATTTTTTACACTTTTATTTCATCATTTCTCAGTGTATTGTTTTTATACTTCATGGTTGCAATGGTTGCATATTTTACATTTTTACCATATGGATTTTCAAATATAAAATCAGATCAATCTTCGACTTCTTTACAATTTATGTATCTATTTTTGGGATCAACGCTTCTATTCTTAGTTGGTTTGGATATAACATCTCCGTTTAGAGATAAAGCTGCACCCCCAACGACTAGTGTATCTAATCTCGATGGATTAAAATCAGAAAGACCTAATCCAGAACCTAAAAAACCATGTAACAAAACGTCATCTATTTTATCAAAATCGTTGTTTATATTCATTATCCCATTAACAGCAGCTATATACTGTGTTGCTCAGTTAATATATAGAGGAATAACTGGCGTTGGAAGCGCGATGCGTACAACTGATATGAACGATTCAAATAAGTTGAAAATGGTCTTTGGATATTTTGTATTTTTTGCTCTACTTTATACACTTTTGCCTATATTTTTATACATTACCGTACCTTCTATAATTAAAAGTTTTCGTAAAAAGGATTTTTTACCATTATATTATTCCAAAGTAAAGAAATTTGCATTATAACTATATAAACATTATAAGAGATTATTTATAATGCCTAAAAAAATAAAAAAGCTTCCAAGAGTTAGTATTTGTACGCCAACATTCAATAGACGTCCTTTCTTTAAAGGAATTATAAACAGTGTTTTAATGCAGGATTATCCAAAAGATTTGATAGAATGGGTTATCGTAGATGACGGTACAGATCCAATTGAAGATCTTGTAAAGGACATTCCTTTTGTTAAATATTTCAAGGTTGAAAAAATGCGCCTTGGTAAAAAGAGAAACTATATGCACGAGATGTGCACATTCAAAGAAGATGGCGCAATATTAGTTTACATGGATGATGATGATTATTATCCAACTGATCGTATCTCTCATGCAGTAGATAAATTAACACATTCATCTGCACTGTGTGCTGGATCATCCGAAATATACATCTGGTTTAATACATTAAATAAGATGTACAGATTTGGGCCATATGGTCCGAACCATTCTACTGCGGGCACTTTTGCATTCAAGCGTGAACTTTTAAAACAAACAAGATATGAAGATGATGCATTGCTTGCAGAAGAAAAATACTTTTTGAAAGATTATACAATACCTTTTGTTCAATTGAATCCTATAAAAAGCATACTGGTGTTCTCTCATGAACAGAATACATTTGATAAACGACGATTAATAGATCCCAACAATAAATATTGCAATGAATCCAATTTAAAAGTATCCAATTTTATAAAATCAGAACAAATGAGGCATTTTTATCTAACAGAAATACAAGTACTCATAAAGAATTATGAACCAGGTAATATTGAAAACAAACAGGATGTATTGGATGAGATTAAGCGCAGAGATGAGATGAGAAATAAACCAACCAGCGTTCCAAGTCAAATGGAATTACTAGAAGCATTACAAATTAAAACACATGAGTGCAATACTTTGAAAGATCAACTTAGTAAAATATTGACAATCATAAAAGAAAAAAAACTACAAAATTATTTTATTTGAAAGTAATTTTTTGCTCTATTAATTTCGATTAATGTCAGATTTGCACTATTATTTAATAAAGAATAATACAATTCTTTTTTTGAACATTTTAACTGATTACATAAAGAAATGATAAATGAATTATTATTATATTCGTTACTGTATTTCGTGAGTACTTTGGTAAAACGAAATTCAGTATTCCTTTTGGGTTTCAAATCCGTGTTCTTGTATAAATAATAATTATGTAAAATTTTAAAGTAATATGTCATTTCATTGAATATCCATAATTGCTTTTGGAAACTGATTCTGTCAAAATAATCACCTATGCAAAAATTAGTTAAGAATTGTTTGTAAAAAATAATATCTTCATTCGTATGTATTAAATCGATGATATTTTCGTGAAATAGTAATGACTGTGTTGCTTTTTCACTATCAATAATAAAATCTTGATCAAACGATTTTGTCATTATCTTTTTGATATTATTTTGTATATTCTTTTCATAATTATTATACATTAGATTGTTATTTGTTGTGATATGTACCACGTTACAAAATTTGAATATTTCCTTTATTTTTTTATCATAATAATTTGTGCCGCACAATATAAGTGTAAAATTCCTTTTCTTTTTATTTTTTTCTTCAAATTTGAATTGTTTCAAAAGAGCGGTCAATATTTTTTTGTCATTTGTTTGTAAAAAATCTATATTATCAACCACGCATATTTGTTTACTATTGTTCAATGACATTTTTTGTAAAATGCTAGGTTGTGCAAATACAACCAAATCCTCATAGGATGAAATATCTTGTATTGAAATAAATTTAACATCACATGGTAGTTTTTTTAGAAGAGTTGTTTTACCACAACCGGATTTTCCGTGAACGTAAATAGGTTTGTTTAAATTTATATAGTTAAGTATCTTTTCCATTATATATATTATAATATCGTATTTAACTAATTATAACATATTGATGATTAATTGTAACATATTGCAGGATTATTAGTTATACCATCCCACGAAACTCCGCAATCATTTGCCCAATTTTTTTTACTACACATACCACTTGATGGTCCTATACCAGGGCTTTTTAAACCTGAAAAATCTACTTTACTGCATTTCAAACCAGTTCTACTACTGTTTATATCAGATACAAACCAAATGTATTCATTTGCAATGCAATTACCACTTCCGTCTGTGTTGTAATAATCCGGGCATGGTTGTACTACGGGAGGATATATTTGTTTATCACTTGATTTATACATAATAATAGCCATAATGATTAATATTAATAAAACACTTAAAATAACCGAAATGAATAAATTTTTGTAAAATATCATATAAATAAATATAATATAATATTAATGAATGGAAATGGTAGAATAAATTTTGAAGGAGGAACCCCATTTTTTTTACAAGATAAAATCGTAAAAGATAGCAGAACTACGTATGATAATTTAAAATACTCGCAACAAAATACGGTTGTATCTAATTTATTTTTTTCGGTAAAAAATGTTCAAATTATACAAAATGCTATACGAGCCGGTGTTTACAAAATGTCCAATGAAGAATATATAATAGATACTCAAAATCCGGATGCACTAAATGTTATTATGCGCGCCATTTATCTACAAAATAGTCTTAATTTACCAGATAATGTAACGAAACAAATAGAAGATTTAAATGATATAGTGATACAGTATTGCGTTCCTCGTATATTCGGTGAAGTAAAAGGATATATTAAATATAAAGAGGATGCATCCACTCTGGCTGTACCATTGGATAAACCAATGAGTGTATATATTGATAAATCCGTAGAATTAAAGAGATTCTTCTAATACCTTCAATTCATGTATCCACATGTTCTCAATTGTTGTTTTCTGCAATTTATCTAATTCTTTTTGTTTAGTATCGTATTCTTTTTTCAATGTTTTTACATTTTCTTCGGACACACTGTCCATCGACATCTTTATCAAATAATTATAACTATTCTCAATTTTAACATACGCCTTTAACATTTCACTAATTTCATCACCTTTTTTTCTTCTTAAATCAATTGTTCCATTCAATACTTCCATGATATAGGTATACTTGTTTTTTGCTAATTCTATATCTTTTTCCAATTGCTTTATTAAATATTGTTTTCTAATATCATAATATTTAATACGATTCTTGATAAAATCATCGCATATCTCATGAATCTCATTGTAGTGTGTCAACTTTTCATCGTGATTGAATAAATTCATGTTGTTGATGGATAGATAAGATGTCAATTTCAATGTTTTTTCTAAATCATCATCTGTTGTTGTAACTTCTATATTCACTTGCTTTTCGGTTGATGTATCTTTGAAATCCTTGATCTTGCCTTCATCAAGCAACTTTTCTAAATATATAATATAATCTTCATTCCATACTCCTATTGGTAATTCTGATATAACAACCTTATTCTTTTTATATGTGTATACACCTCGTGTAATGAAACGAGTAGGATTCTCGTCTCTTTCTATCTTACCCTTGAACCCCTTGTAGTATGGAATAAAATCATTATTTGTTTCATTTCCAGTCAATTTATTTTGTATGTACTTTATGATATCCACTGGATTAAAACATGGTATTTTTGTACTAAATCCAGTACCAATTCCCTCTGTTCCATTCACTAGAACCATCGGTATGATTGGCAAATAAAACGCTGGTTCAACAGACATCCCATCGTCATCTAAATAACGTAGGATGTTATCATCTGCCTTTTGAAATATGAGTCGTGTTAAAATATTTAGTTTTGTAAATATATATCTCACCGATGCACTGTCCTTACCACCTTGGAGTCTTGTACCAAATTGTCCAAGGGGTAGAAATAGATTAATGTTATTTGACCCAACATAGTCTTGCGCCATGTTTACAATCGCACCATTTAGACTCATCTCTCCATGATGGTAGCCAGAGTGCTCTGACACATATCCAGTAAATTGTGCAACCTTTACTTCTTCAATTAACTTCCTTTTGAAAGCTGCATAAATTATCTTTCGTTGAGAGACTTTGAAACCATCCATTAGCTTAGGAATAGATCTGTCACAATCTTCCTTTGAAAAGTGCTTCATTTCTTTATGGATGAAATCTCCTAATGAAATAGATGACAAGCTGGTATCTACATAAATATTTTCATCATAATTTGATAACCACTCTTTTCGAGATTCAGCACCCTTTTTATTAAATAGCATATCTAAATCCTTCATATCTTTATCCACGACGGATACAGATACTATTTTTTCATTTTCAAAATATTCCTTGAACTCCTTGCCTGTACTTGTACCCAACCCTTTGTAATATTTAATCTTCCAATTATCGTGTGTTTTTTTCCATTCTTGATATTCATTCTCATTGTAAAATGATACAACCTCTTTTCCCTTGGTTGCTTTTAAAATAGGTGTATTCATGAAACCAATAAATTTATCAAATGTAAGCAATGATGGCCACAAATACCCGAACATATTAAGAAGCAACCCTTTAATATGACTTCCATCCAAATCCTGATCCGTCATAATTAGAATTTGGCCATATCGTAGACCATCTAGGCTAGTATAATGTTTTCCTGTTTCTAGGCCAAGAATCTTTTTGATTTCAGTAATCTCTTTATTTTCATGGATCTTTGTTATTTTCTCTCCTCGTACATTGAATGGCTTTCCTTTCAATGCATACACACCAGTAGTGTTTCTACTTTCCGATGTCAAACCTGACATGACACCTGTTTTTGCAGAATCACCTTCACACAATATAATCCTGCATTCTTTGGATCGTTTCGTCCCTGCGTAGTTTGCGTCCATCAATTTATGAATACCACGAATATTCTGTATCATTTTACCGTCCGTTTTTTGTGCTTTTTTCTTGTCTTTGATTTCGCTTAGCTCACACGATGTATTCAATATGCCAAGTGCCGCCATTTTTTCTATAAATTTATCACCGACTACACATGTTGAACCAAATTTGTTTGAAGGCGTGTTCAAATAATCTTTGGTCTGGCTGTCAAATGACGGATTTACAATAGTCGCATCCACGAATATTTTAAATTGTTCTTTAATGATAGATGGTTTGACGATTATCTTTTTCTTTTTTTCAATATAATCCGTCATTTTTTTTACGATTTGATTCACAATATAATTCACATGAGTACCACCCTTTGTTGTATTGATGCGATTGACGAATGATATTTGGTCAAAACTATCATTTAGACAGACCGCATATGACCATCTCTCGTGTGTTTCAAATATAACATCCTGATCTGTATACATTTTTACATAGGTCGTAAAGTCCTTTACGGTCAATGCCTCGTCGTTGTATTTTACCTTTACATCTTTTGGTGTCAATCCGGCTATATCGTACACGCGTCTTTGAAACAACTGTATCATTTGCTCAGACAATCCTTTCATACCAAGTCGAGCATAGTCTGGAATGAACTCTACTGTGGTATATGGTTTTTTCTTACAATCAGTTATCTTTGGAGGATTGATTTTGCTCAAATTATTTTCAAATACCTGTGTGTATTTCAAACCTCTTTTTGCATCCACTGTTTCTATTCTACCCCAAGTAGACCACACTAGAACCAATTTAAACCCAAACCCGTTTTTACCACCAGTTATTTTTTCCTCTTTACCATAATTAGAAGAACTACGCAAGTGTCCGAAAATCATTTCAGGAATCCATAAATCGTATGTAGGATGCTTTACAACATCTATACCTTCGCCATTATTCGTCATTGTAATCTTATTATCACGTATTTCCACATGAATCATGCTAACCACATCTACACTTGGATCAGTATCATGTTTATTTTTTGTCCTTATGAAATGATCGGCGCAATTGACAATACCTTCATCAAACATTTTAAATAAAGCAGGAGTATAATCTATTGTCTCATAAACGAACTTTCCATCCTTGCAAATATACATATTTTCACTTGCATTTTCTACTGAACCGACATACGTATCAGGTTTTTGTAAAATATGTTCCAAATCAGACAATTTCTGGTATTGAGATTCAAGCGACATTTTTAATACATATTATATGATTAAAATTAAATCAATTTTATATATATATGAAGATTTGTCAATGTCCTCAAATTACAAAACAATATGATAATATCTCTAAGAAAATGTTTCAGGCACAAATGATTAAAACAAAAGGCAGATATGTATACAAATATAGTAACTCAAACACAGACAATATTAACCAGATTATTATTTCACAAGATTATCATAGAAATAAAACATTACTGTTTCAAATTTCTCTCGTTGGATACAGAAATTATTATGCACCACTTGCAAGACAATATAATTTATCCAATGTATTAACCGCTATATTAAATGATTTAACGCAAGATGAAAAGAATAAATTATACTGTACAACTGATCCACCGGTGATACCACCACCCCCAGTAGAAATAGAAGGTAAAACATTTTATGTAATGTCTAGAACTGTCGGATCATTTACTTATTTTATATTTAAGAATTACTCGTCTGATGATTTTATTTTACCAACATATACATACAAATTTGATTATTCAGATTCAAGTAACAGTGAAAAAAATACATTACTTCGGTTTTCATTTAAAAGAAATGGCCCTGAACTATCGAGCGACTATATGTCAATTGATACAGAAAACAAGGTAATCAAAATAACTCTGCCCTATGATACACCATATACCGAAATTTTTCCGTATGATGATAACCAAACAAATCCATATTTGAAATATTATAAAACAGGATATACTGTTGATAGTTTTTATGTGAAATCGACTGCTTTCTCTCAACCAATTGCAAATGACTGCACTATATATAATCCAATCTCAATACCTAATATATACTATTTCAATAATAAATCTTATGAATTAGCTTATTTAACCGCAAGTTCATTGGCATACATATATGAATACAAAGGACCAAATTTATCAATAAGAGACATAAATAGTAAAGAACGAATACAATTTTTAGCTAATAAAAAATTTGGGTTATCTCTCGATGCGTCTGGTAACTCTCGTACATACTACTTATATGTACCTCAAATGTATAAACTTGCCATATTGAATACCGGACAAACTGATTTAATTTCATATACTGGTGATCCTAATAAAGTAATCAGAGACCAATTAGTCATCGGCACAGAAGCAAATGATTTATATGATTTTTACTATGGAACAATTCAAATAACAGTAAAAGGTATATTTCAACCAGTTAGCATATATACATTAGATTATGGTTATTTACATGCAAAACATTTATTAGTGTATGCAGAAAATCCTGACACTACATTTGATTCAAATCCGTACATTTTGCCATATTAAAAATAAATAATTATATAATGACATTATGTTTGAATATGATTGTAAAAAATGAATCTAAAAATATTATACGTATGCTAAATTCTGTATACACAATATTAGATACATACTGTATTTGTGATACTGGTTCAGATGACAATACCATAGAATTGATAAAAACATTTTTTAAATCAAAAAATATACCAGGTAAAATAATAGAAGAACCTTTTAAAAATTTTGAATATAATAGGACATTCGCATTGAAACGGTGTATCGGAATGTCAGATTATGTATTATTAATGGATGCAGATATGATATTGAAGATAGGCAAATTCAGTAAATCAGAACTATGTGATGATGCATTATATATTTTTCAAGGAAACAGTGATTTTTACTATAAAAATATAAGAATTGTAAAAAATAATGGTTATTCTTATTCAGGGGTTACTCACGAATATTTAAATTTACCAAATGGAGCTACAAAAAAAATGTTGACATCCAATGAATTATTTATATTAGATATAGGTGATGGTGGTTCAAAAGTGAACAAGTATGAGAGAGATATAGAATTATTGACGAATGGTATCAAAGAAGATCCTACAAATATTAGGTATCATTTTTATTTAGCAAATTCATACAGAGATTCCGGTAATAATGAAAAGGCTATTGAATATTATAAAAAAAGGATTCACATGGGTGGATGGTATCAAGAAATATGGATGAGTTATTATAGATTAGGTTTAATATACGAATCATCAAATCCAGAATTAGCCATTTTTAATTGGTTAACGTGTTTACAGATCATACCAAACCGAATAGAAAATCTCTATGAAATAATTAAATATTATAGACATAAATCCCAACACCAAATAGCATATCAGTTTTATGTAATGGCTAAAAATATATTAAAGGATTTAAACTCTAATGTAAAAGATGATTTTTTATTTTTACATAACGACATCTACACTTATAAATTAGATTATGAATATACCATTTTAGCATGTTATTTGGGTGTACACATAATAAATGATGAAATAATTAAAGTTTTAAATAATACATGTGATGAATCTATATATAAAATTACTTTATCCAATATGAAATTTTATATAGACAAATTAGTGCCTGATAGGACATTTGATTTTACAAAGACATATATACATAATGATATTTCATTCAATTCATCAACATGTAGTATTATTCCATATAATAATGGGTATAAAATGAATGTGCGTTATGTAAATTATCGCATAGATTCAAATGGTAAATATATATATGGTAAAAATATAATATCTTTAAATAAGCGCTTGATACTAGATTGTAATTTTCAAGTGATAAACGAAGAATTGTTACATACCAAACACGATGATCGTATCTATATCGGAATAGAAGATGTAAAATTATTTGGAGATAAGTTTATTGGTACAGGTTATCATAAGGATAATACACGCGGATTAAACTATGGTACATATGATGACTTTTCATTTAACGAATTAAAGTGTAATTTTTGCAGTAACATCATTGAAAAAAATTGGTGCATCTATGATGGTGGTATAATATACAAATGGTATCCATTAACATTATGCAAATTGAATGAAAATAATTTAGAAAAGATAGAAGAAAAAGAAACCCCTAAACTGTTCAGACAAATGCGTGGTTCAACAAACGGATACACGTATAATAATGAAATATGGTTTGTTACACATATAAGTTCTTATGAACCGATACGGCATTATTACCATATTATAGTTGTATTTGATAAATACATGAATTTATTGCGTTATTCTGCGCCTTTTAAATTTGAAGGCGAACCAATAGAGTATTGTTTAGGAATTATCGTTGAAGATGAAAATGTAATTTTATCATATTCAACATGGGATAAAACTAGCAAAATTGCTATTTATAATAAAAATTATATTTTTTCTAAGGTTAATATATATGCTAACTTTCGGATCTAGGGCAGAAGTTTGGCACGGAAATGCTAAAAAAACAACAGGTGGATTAACCAAGAGTGATTTAATCAAAAATAAACATGGTGAGTTAGTAAGTAAGAAGAAACATTTTTCTGCAAAGAAAGAGAAGCGTTTAGAGAAGGCTGGATATTTTACGCAAAAGGGTAAGTTTGGTTATGTAAAGCGTGATACTAAGCGTAAAAGTCGCAAATCTAAATCTAAACGTTAAGACCTTTTTTCTTTGGTGCAGCTGCACCAGCATGTCTTAATCGCCGTATTGTATGAGTTACGGTATTAGGGTCATATGAACTGTATGATGTAGCAGTTTTTATTTCTTTTCCAGTTGCTATTGACTTCAATCTCTGTATTCGTGAAGACGAATCCGGATACGTTATATTTAAGGTTGGTTCATTATGGTGTTTTGTTTTAGAATGACTATTATGTCTGTATATAGACCTCAACAGTGAGAAAGTTCCTTCCTCCATATTTCGTTTTATAGGATTCATATAATATACTATAATATTTTTGTAATATAATTTAATATAAAAATATATTAAGTTATATTATAATGAGCACAAATGAGTCCGTTCCTGAGACTGTCGTTGTCCCTGAGACTGTCGTTGTCCCTGAGACTGTCACTGAGACCATTTCAGTGCTAGTAGTTGAACCAGTTGTTGTTTCTGAGACTGTCGTTGTTCCTGAGACTGTCGTTGAGTCAGTTGTTGTTCCTGATTCAGTATCTGAGCCAGTAGTTGAGACAGATGTTGAGAAAGTAGTTGAGTCAGCCGATGAGCCAGTAGTTGATAAAGTAGTCGAGTCAGCCGATGAGCCAGTAGTTGAGAAAGTAGTTGAAAAAGTAGTCGAGTCAGCCGATGAGCCAGTAGTTGAGAAAGTAGTCGAATCAGATGTTGAGCCTGCGGTTGAATCCGTACCTGAGCCAGTAGTTGAGTCACCTGAGGAGAAAGTAGTCGAGTCAGCTGAGGAGACAGATGTTGATAATGTAGTTGAGTCAGCTGAGACAGATGTTGAGAAAGTAGTCGAGTCAGTCGATGAGCCTGCGGTTGAATCCGTACCTGAGCCAGTAGTTGAGACAGATGTTGAGAAAGTAGTTGAGACAGATGTTGAGAAAGTAGTTGAGTCAGTCGATGAGCCTGCGGTTGAATCCGTACCTGAACCAGTAGTTGAGACAGATGTTGAGAAAGTAGTCGAGTCAGCCGATGAGCCAGTAGTCGAGTCAGCCGATGAGCCAGTAGTCGAGTCAGCCGATGAGCCAGTAGTTGAGTCAGATGTTGAGAAAGTAGTTGAGTCAGCAGATGAGCCAGTAGTCGAGTCAGCCGATGAGCCAGTAGTTGAGTCAGATGTTGAGAAAGTAGTTGAGTCAGCAGATGAGCCAGTAGT